AGAGTATGACGTTGAAAACTGGTACAAAAATTGGTTGAACTCTGTGTTTGGCGGGTTTGTAGGGGACTCTATTGCGCGGGGTGTTGTGCCGCAACTTACGGGTGCCTCACTGTCAGACCGTATGAGCACCAACCTAACCGACATGTGGTGGCGCGATACAAAGCGCAACCAAGATGAAGTTTCTACAGTTCAAAACGTTATGATCAACTTGCTCGGCCCGGTCGCTGGCATGGGTATTAATGCTGCTGAGGCAGTCAAGCGGTTTAACGATGGCCATACCTATCGTGCATTTGAAGCGATATCGCCCGCAGTTCTTAAGAATGTTCTTGTGGGTAGTCGGATTGCATCTGAGGGCGCACTCACTATGAAGGGTGATACGTTGCTTGAGGACATCTCGGCGAAAGAAGCTTTCCTTCAGCTTATGGGCTTTACCCCCGAACGACTGGCACAAAGGCAAGCAGCAAATATTGAAGCAAAAGCAACGGAAGTCTCCCTAAACAACAGGAGGCAAGACCTGTTGAATTTCTTGGCTATGGCCTACGATGCTGAAGACGATGACGGGGTAGAAAAGATTCTTGAGAAGATTGAAGTCTTCAATGATCAAAATCCTGAGTTTGCAATCAAGGGTAGCACCATCCGTAGTTCTCTTAAGAAGCGAGCCAAAGAACGCGCCATGTCAAATGAACGTGGGGGCCTGCGCATAGGTAAGGCGTTCAGTGACCGTGCAGAAGAAATGACACGGTACGCCGAAGAGGACGAGGAATAAAAATGCCCCGCATTGCGCGGGGCCAAGGAGAGATAACCAAGAGAGTGCCCTTGCGGGCAACGGCAGTCTAATATCTTGTGCGTTAAATTACAAGAAAGATTACTCTGCAATCTCTGGTTCTAAATTAACCTTTTCCGTTAGTGCGCCGACAAAGTGGTCGGGGTCAACAATCTTGTCGTTAAAGACAAATGCCTCAACAGGTGGCGACGGAATTTTGGTTCCCTTCGACATGCGCTTCTTCATAGTTCCTTCATAGGCTTCTGCCTCTCGCAACTTAATGAGCATATCCTGCATGGGGACCTGCTGCTTAGTGCAGTAAGCCCGAAGATGCTTTGCCGAGATATAGGTCTTTTTGGTGTCTGGCTCAATGCGGATAACAAGTTCTTGTTTCGGCTCAATTAGCGGAATCTGATCCAGACCTGTCCTATTGTCAGCCAGATCATTAATGACCAGCACTTTGAACCAATTCTCGTTAATAAACTCCCCGATGGTTGCGCTGTAGTCTTCGCTCGGTGCAATGATGGTGTTCTTCAATTCGCGCAGCATGCTAACTGTCCAGTTAAAGACTCGCATCATGTCGTAGTCAATAAGGCCACATTCTTTGGCAATCAATCCACCAGTGATGTTGGCCGCTGCCGTAGCAGAGTAGTAACGTTCTCGGCTTTCCAAACCTACCAGCGCGTCAAGCTTCTTCTGCACGGCTTTCAGAGTATCTAACACCAACTCCTTGTTCTTTACAATGTACTCTAGGTAGATAGGACCAGCGTGGCCGTAGTTCTCGTACATCAACTGAAACAGGTCGTCCGCTTCCTGCTTTGTTAGATTCGAAGTGCGGTTAACTGTGTACTCAATAAGGCGCATCATCTCGCCATCAGGCGTTGCCTTTAGTGCCCGTAGCTTGTCGTAGAACGAGGCGTTAGCACTGCACAAACCGATAGTTGCCCATGTGGTTTTGTTGGGGCGCTCCGCATTAGTCTGCGATTGCATCCGCCCTTTGTTGTGCCCCTGCGTGATGCTGTAGGCAAAGTCCGAGAACTCGTCACCAGTCATCTTTGTGACTTCGTCGCAGGTGTAGGCAAGATTATTAAGTAGGCCAAGCCGGTGAATCTTGTGGTTATACGTGTCCTTCCACTGCGACATAAGTTCTTCTGGGTGCCCAATCACACTATTGCAGAGTTTCAACACAGTTGACTTGCCTGTGCCAGACTCTTTGTTAATAAGGTTGATAAGTGCCCCTCGCATACCCAGAAACTTCATGAGCGGAGCACCGAAGGCAGTTAGAAAGCCGAAAGCCTGTCCTTCAAAACCAACCATGTTGTAAGCGTTAGCGCACTTCTTCCAGTTCTCCAATGTGCCCTTGGGCTCCATCCAAGCGGCAAGTGCTTTGGTTGCCGATGATGGGGGGCTATACTTAATTTCTGTGGCGCTAATTTCTTTGGTACCAATAATCATTTTTGTATCATCGTCGGCCCAGCCGAATTGATTTCTCATGGTCTCTGCTTCCCTTTGAATCTGTAGATCCTTAACAACATCAATGATGTAAGCCATGATTAGCTTCATCTGATCGCCGCCGCAAACTACCCCATGATGTGCAAGTATTTTGCGAAGCTCTTCTTTAGAACCGATGTCAGCCGCGAGTATCGTGAATTCACGGACGCCATCTACGGGCAGGTGCAACCGCATATGTATGCACTCCCCGTCACCATCTTTGTCGTGCAAACGTTTAACGACAAATAGATAGTTCTCGTATACAAGTACTGGATCTGCCTCGGGTATCGTCTTATAGATACCTTTGAATTTACCAGCAAAATATGGATACGGCAGGGTGGGTATTTCGTACTTCCGCAGTGAACCGTCTGACTCTTGCTCAACAATCGTGGAGTCATTCGCTACCAAAGTCTCGTTGCCAAGAACAATCGGGGACTTTATGCGGCCACGAAACTTACACCCCTCACAACCCTTGGCGTTAAGAGATTCAAACTTGCTGCAGGTATATGGCCCTGCAATAGTGTGTGCCTTGCGCTCTGTGTTGCTGATTGAGTAGTCAGGGTGCTGATCCGAGATGATGTGAATTGCTTGTGCACCATCTACGCAGTGCTTTGCAATTGATAACCCCGCTCTCCATAAAGGTTCTTCAATGTCAGCTTGATTAACAAGAATATGTTCAATCTGCCCACAGCCGTCACCGTTGACCGTACGCTCTACCAACTTCATAAATACTGCCTGCCTGTTAGCAAGCAGAGACATTGTTAGCTCATTAGGTCTAGCTGCAGGAACAAAAGATTGAAGACTAAGGATTGCCTTAATGTCCCCTAAACAACTTTTAAATTCCTCTAATGTCACGGCCTCAGACCAATTGACAATAGTTACAGGAAGCGGGGGGTCTGTCTTAAAATTAAACGTCTCAGGAATGCGAAGAATACGTACAGCATCCGTTGTACAGACAGCGTCAGCTTGCAGCCCATGTTTATCGCACAGGCGGGACAAGGCTTCAGCTATTGGCTTCCATTCCGTAGGTGGGATTACCTCTGTTAGTGGCCAATAGACATGAAGTCCCCGTCCTGAGTCTACTATCGTAGGGGTACCTAACTTAGTGCTCTCGCAAAAGCCGGCTAATGCGACTAACCCATCCTGCTGGGTTTCGTATGGCTTACCCATACCACAGTCAATATCTAGCCAGAACGCTTTGTTGTTCAGCGCATTCGCATACGTACGCTTCGCATCTGGCCCCGTGCCTTCTTTAAACTTAGCTAGTGAAAAGAAAGCGTTGTACCCGTCGTTGATTAGACGCGTAGCAAGGGGCTCAACATCATCAAGAGATTGAGTGAAAAACCGCCTTGGTTTTCTGTCGGTTCCGTCTGGAGCAAGACCGGCGATGCAATACCAGCCATCGGTACCAAGCACGTGCTCAAGCAAATCGCGCATAGCCATGCCTGCTTATCCTTGCTCTAGTACCCCCGCCTTATCCAATATGTCTCGAATGCGTTCTTCTTGTGTCTTTCGCGGTTCTGATTTACCCGTAAACCAGTTGTAGACGGTCATCTTAGACACGCCAAAATACTCAGAAATATCTACAACTGGAATATCACGGGAGATGCAAAAGGCACCGAGACGAACACCGAGACTGTTTGGATCAGCGAGTTGGTTTGCTTCAATGACTCGTTGACTGTAGCCTCGGTAGTCCGTGTCACTCATCGTCTACGTCCCTTGCCTTGCTAGCCGCGAACTTGCTCAAAATAGCCTTGAGTTCTGGCTTGACATCCGGCGCTGCCGGAGCGGGAGCAGCCTTCTTAGCCTTGGGAGGAGGGATATCTTCTTCCTCGTCTTCTTCAATGCTCGGCTCTTCCAGCTTTACAGGAGCAGGCAGGGCTTGTGTTTTGGGTTGAATCTTAGGTGCCGAGATAGCCATCTGGCATTCTTGCGTTTCTGCAAGGCGCCCGGCTTGTTCATATTCGTCCTCATCCAAGAAACGGACGGGGCTAAACACCAGCTTGGGCGTGTCGCTGTTGCTATCGAACTTCATCTCAGTAACCAGAGCATTGATGCTAAACCCCTGCGAGACAACATATGTCAGGTACTGATTGAACGGCATGTGTTCTTGGTCGCCAGTCCCGAAGATGGAAGTTGCAGACAGGACGAGTTGATAGACGCTGCCCAAATCTCCAGGAAGTGCAAGAGCCAGACGACGAGAAAAACGACAAGCGCGAGACCCACCAGCGCCCGAGCCCTTGATGTTCTTGGGGCAGTCTTTGCAGTTCTTGTGCTGCGGCTTAAGCACGCTTGTATCGGGAGTAACCCCATCCGCCGACCAGCAGTCGGGGGAAGTAACTTCGGCTTTCTGGTCATACGCACCGGCATAGAAACTCCGCGAGATATCTTTGGAAGCGTTGACGATAACAACTTCCATGCTGTTGCTCTCGTTCTTCGACATCTCTTCGCCATTGACCACGAGTCGGAAGACACGGCCACGGATAGAGATGCGCTTCAACGGGCTATTGTTGACTCCCGGTGCAAGTGCTTTGGTAAGGTCGTTGACACCGATGTTGCGCAGATGCTCAGGGATAGCAGACTTCTTAAACAGAACGACGTTCGACATTTGGATTACCTCTCAAGAGTTACGCGGACGAGTCACGCGAATTTCGTATTCCCGATTTACGTTTAGTCCTTCTGGATGGATATCGGGATTCTCCTCCAGAAATTGCTTCATAGATGTTTGATTGATTCGCTTATGCAGCAGATTGAAAGCCTCGTGTTCTTTGATGAACCGATACATGGAGTCCCAATCACTTGTCCAGTAATCAGTCTTGACAGTGCGGCTCACCGTACCATTGCTAGTGCGGATACTTTCAGCTTGGTTGCTTTCACAGATTTCTAGGAGCGCTTTGGAGATTTCGTCCAGTTGCTCATCCAACTCCTTAACTTGGAGCTCCATCTGCCGTTTTATATCTTGTTTCTGATCCCGGATTGCCACATATGCGGCAACAAGATCGTCGGTAGAAAACTCTTCAGACATATGACACCTCTCTTGGTTAACGATGGCTCGAGTCTACGCCCGATGTCCAGATCGTAGAGCAACTATTTTACTGTGTCAAGTGTTCAACGAATTTTTGTACAGGTCAACCAGACTCTGGTGGGTTCCCAGTTTGTGGTTCAGCATCTTGTACAGGTCGCGCTCAACCCCGCTGCCTTGAATATGCACAACCGTCATGGAGTTCTTCTGCCCCTTGCGGTTAATACGGGCGTTGGCTTGTAGATACGTTTCAATAGAAGTTACAGGTGAGTACCAAACAACTACGTTTGCAGCAGTGAGGGTAACCCCGTGGGCTGCTGACTGCGGCTGGATTATCAGAACTGAAGGGTCTGGTTGGGTCTGAAAACGGTTAAAAATGTCAGTCCGCTTACCGACAGGTACATCACCACATATGATCTCGGTTCGGATCCCGTTGTCCCTGAGATACTCATCAAGTAGGTCGATAGTGTGTCGGTATGGCACAAACACCAGAACCTTGTGTGATGCCTCCTCGATTACTTCTTTTACTACCTGCAGCCTGTTGGATACATCAAACTCAATTACGGCGCCCGAATCCGCATAGACCGCACCACCAGAAATCTGCAAAAGTTTCGTGAGCTTAGCCGCAGCATTGACCGCGCTAATTTCTTCCCCTGCAGCCTCGGCAGCTAGCTTGGCTTTCATCTGCTTGTAGTACTTGCTCTGCTGTGCCGTAAGTGGCGCTTCACGTTCTACGTACACGATGTCCGGTAGGTCGAGACATTCTTCTTTTGTGTACCTGATAGCAGGCTGCAGAGTTGCGTGTACTACCGCGCTTGCGTTGTGCTTAGGTATCCATTTGAACTTTGTGATGTTTTCCATGACTCGGTCGCGGAAGGCACCGAAGAACTTTGGTACATTGTCCGGCACACACAGCTTTGCAAGTCCGTAAGCGTCAGTTGGTGATTGAGCAGCGGGGGTACCGGTCATCATCCACAAATATGTTTCGGGCTGTAGCAGTCCCCGCATTACTTTCCAACGCTGTGTTTGCGGATTCTTGTACGCATTAGCTTCATCAATAATGATGAGATCAAACCCCCCAGCCGCTATCTCCTTGGCAACAGTTTCAACCCCGTCATAGTTAATGATGATGTACTCGTATGGCGAGGAAATAACTTCTCGCCTTTTTTCCCTTGACCCGTGGGCAACACCAACCTTGCGGTGTGTTGCAAACTTAAACAGGTCTGCTTGCCACGCTGATTGCATGATGGATAGCGGACACACAATCAAAACACGCCTGATGGCGCCTTGTGTCAGTAAATAGTCTGAGGCCCAAATAGCAGCGGCGGTCTTACCCGTGCCTTGTTCATTGAAGCAAAACGAGCGCGGGTGCAGTGTCAGAAAAGCAGCGGTTTCTTTCTGGTGTTGCATGGGGGGATACACACCGGGCCACTTGTAGTCTCTCGTAATAGGGGACGGAACAGCCTTGAACTTTAGTCTGGTTAGCAGCTGTGCTTCTTTTAAGTTCCAGTTGATGGCAACCATATGGATACCATCGTTTTCCGATAGTGCTTTGCTTCCGTCAATCGTGTTGGTAATTCTCTCGGGGGTTTTGGTCCTGACCAGCAGAACCTTGTCGTTGAACAGTTCCATTATTTTTTAGGTTTGTTTCTCTTGACGGTGTGGTCGGAGTTGCGGGAGAAGGAACGGTTCTTTGTGGGGGATTTAAGCCGAAGATTGCTGGGCGCGTTGGTACCCCCTTTGGATAGCGGTATGGCATGGTCGATATCCTTTCCCGTTCGATCTACACCTTTTTTATCCATCGTGTATCTAGCACGCTCACGTGCGGCTCGCGCCGGTTTTTCATCGCGTTCTTTCTGTTGCTTCCACTCTTTCTTATATGGTCTCGGTTTGTTTACATAAGGCATGGGGGTCTCCTATCGGCCATTATTCCCATGATACTCACAATCCTCGACGGGGCAAAACTTCTTGCATGTAAAATTAGGACTGGGGTTCCAAGTGCCAGATTCATAACATCCCTCTAGCCGAATCAGTTCATCAAACCAACTCATCCACGCTTCCTTCTGTCCTTCTGGCGTGTATTCGGCTTCAATAAACTCTTGAGATACAACGAAGAGCAATCCACCCTTTACTAGTTTGATTTGCGGGAAGTGTTGGAATACGCACAGAGACAGCAACTCAAGTTGCTTTGTGTCAGCGTATTGCGACTTACCAGTCTTGTAGTCGATGAGGTACGCTGTGTCTCCGCTGAGAATCAGTAGGTCAGCAACGCTACGAAGCCATACATCCTTGGCAAAAAACTCACACGGTGTCAGTTCTTTCGTCAAACCCATTCGGTGTTCACATAGCCGTTCGCCGTCGATTGTTAGGAACACATCAATGAACGGCTTCATAAACGTAAACTTTTCGGGGATCTCTTTTCCGTTCTTTACATACTCTTCGGCAGCTTTGTGTAGCTCTTGTCCATACAAGATAGTTGTGCTGACGGGCTCCTTTACGTCCTTAATTACTTTGAGTCGGTGATACTTCCGAGGGCATTGCTGAAAGGTAGACAGTGCCGAATAGGACCACGTGTAATCTGCCATTAACATTCTCCATAACTTCGTGAATATCCGGCTTCACAATTGAGTGGTAGCCCGTTGGCCCATTCTGGTGTCCACCGCATACATTTCTCTACGTACTTTTTTGCTTCTTCTGCTTCTTCTTCCCGTGCAATACAGGCGACTGCATCGTGTACGGTAAGCACAACTTTGTATTTCCTATTTATCCTAACCATCTGTTCGGCAATGACACAGCGGGCTAGTGCTTGGCATAGGTTCTCTACTACTTTACCACCATATATCTTGGTCCGACCATTCCGTGACTTATAGGAGAACTCTCCGCCATTGCTATGTAAATCTCGGTACTTTAAGTGAAACCCATTGGGTAGGCAGAAGCCGTTTTCGTCCATGTAAAGTGCTTGATTTTGAACACCTATTGGTGCGGACATACCTGCGGCCATAGCCTCTAAGCATCTACCCGCCTGCCTCCAAAGTTCTGGAATTTTTGGGTATGTTTGGCGGTACACCGAGATGATGCGTTGGCATTCTTCAATCGGAGCTTCCACACCAAAATTCTTCAACTGCACCATAAACTTCTCGGCACCCATTCCATACCCTGCACCAAGGATGGTGGTCTTACCTACAAAGCGTTCATTTTTTGTTATTTCATCGACATGCCGGTTGTATATTGCACTCGCCATAATCCTATACACATCTTCGCCGTCAGCGAATGCTTGCACCAAGTCAACCTGACCAGACAACCAAGCCAACATACGGGCTTCAATCTGTGATGAGTCGGAGTCGATTATCACGTACCCATCAGGCGCAATGATTGCGTTCTTTAGGGTGTTAGTCCCACGAGATGGCAGATTCTGGAGATTTAGTTTGTCATCCCCACCCCACCTACCAGTGTGTGCTGCGTAATACCGCAAGGGTACAGGCAACTTTCCGCGCTTTGAGATGTTAATAAATCGCTGTGTGCGGGTCTCTTCTAGTGTGGATTTAGTTCCCAGGCGAGCTGCAGCTAATGTTTGCACGGTTTCGTCTTCGTGCTCTAGCAGCGCTTTGAACCCTTCGTCCGTCTTGGCGAAAGCCCAAGTCTCCTTACCTGTGATATTACTTATCTTACGCGGAGGATCCACGCCGATTGATTTCAACAGTTCAGCGAACTTGTCATTGGACATGAGGGTTTCGCGGTCTGCTTCCGCTGCCTCTAGCAGTTTCGACTTTCTATCCCGCACTGCCTCAAGGTGCTGCTCTAGCAGTTCAATATCTAACTCAAGAACCGGCTCCGAAAACATCTTGGTCGTGATACTGATAACTTGAAGTTCTTGTTCAGAGACCCGTGATATGTAATGGTTTAAGAGTTTGAATGTCAGTTCGACATCATTTTTACAGTACTCGCCGTACTGCTGCAGGTCACTTACCAGAAAGTCTTTGCGATGTTTACCAAGCGCGTCCAAAACTTCTGTGCCCTTGACACCAAGTCCATACCGCTCAGCCAGCTTTTTAAGGCTGTTACCCTGCTCAAGTCCGTCTATGGCTCTAGCAATAGCAAGAGTATCAACCCACATACGAGGGCGAAGCCCAAACCGCCAAGTAAGTACAGCCCCATCAAACATAGCATTGTGGGCAACAGCAATAGATTCAGCCCAATCAAACCCTTCAAGAAAGGTTTTTGTTTCTTCAAACGTACCAGAAAACCATTGAGGTTCTTCATCATTTATCTTAACTCCCACGCCGATTACTTCAAAGTTTGAAGACCTTACATATTCTTCTGTTGTCAGTTTTGACAATGAGAAATCTCTTGAATAGTAAGTCTCAAAGTCTATAACTAGGGTTTGCATTTTAGGTTGTCCGTGTCTAAGAGCACATCCAAGATACGCTCGCGGCTGTATTTAAGGGCTAGGCGATGTAATTTTCTATCAATCGCCCAGCGCTCGTGAGGCCTGTATGTCCCATGCATCGCTACCTGCATCCACGTCATCTCATGACTATCCCACACTCCATTCCTACTTGTGCTGAACATCTCTGGATGTGTGTCCATCCTATCTAGCAAAATCTTTACTTGGTCGCAGGATAATCTGTACAGAATTTTGTCAAGTAGGCTCATCATTTTTGGCAATTTCCGATTCGATGTGGGTGATAAGTTTGTCGAGGTACCAACGACTCTTACGCAGGTCATTAACGCCGCCCTTGCGTTTCCACCGCCACAAATACTTAATCGAATTGCCAACACACACTGCTTCCAGCCCTTCTAGCCCGTGCGTTGCTGCAGCAATTGCATCAATACATTCAATCTTAAACGGGCTTTGGTAATGCTCCGGATGGTCTACTGTGTCAGTAGGTGCTGTAGTCATCTTGGTAATCTCCGTTCCAGAAAAGGTCATCATTTTCTTGTTTTTCCCAATACTTCATGTCCTCGATCAAATGTCGAGCCTTCTTTTTCTTTTCGTTGATCTTCTCAACGGTTTTTTCTGATACGTAAATAGGATTTTTGTTAGGTTTGGGGGTTTCTTTATAGCTTTCGTTTGGCTCGGGCAACGGTGCTTGCATTTCTTTAACGGCGTCCTCGTGGATTTCAAAGGTGTTGAACCTTGCCCCACATTCCATGCACGAGCGCCTGCGCCTGAGTTTATCTACTACCAACCTAACATCAATAACTCTAGTTTCACCACCACATTTACATTTCATGTTTGCCGTACATCTCTTCCCAATGAAGAATCCTGTGACAATTTGCGCAGAGTATTAAGCACTTCTTTATTTCTTCGTGTGCTTGTGAATACTTTCCTTCCTTCACTAGTTGATGGACCTTCTTCTTCTCGAGGTCGTTTCTATCAACGTGGTGGAAGTCGATTATAGCGGGATGGGCAGCGCCGCATTGGGTGCAAGATAGGGTGCTTTTGTACTCTCTCCACTCCTTACGCTTCCGATCTTTGTATGCACGGATTTGCGCTTTTACTTTTTCTTTGTTATTAGCGTAATGCCTTCGCCCTGCTTCCCTGCTCTTTTTGTACACCTCAAGGCCCCATTATTTTTTTACTAGGACTTCTAGTGCCTCAATAGTTGAGCGAAGCTTAGCAATCTGACGGTCTTTCTCTTCTAGTTGCTGGGCATACATTTCAAGCATTTTGCTTCGCTGCTCGTGTTCTCGATTCATCAGCCGGATAAGCTCTTGGCTGATATCAAACTGCTTCTGCATAAAGTCAGTCATGCGTCCTCCACCTGTCCCATTTCTAGAATCTGTTGTTTGCAGAGTTCTAAGGCCCACAAAATATCTGGTCCCTTGGTTATTGTTGAATGAAGGCTCATTTCGCCCATTGCATCAAAGCAAATAATTACAACTTCTTCTGCTGCTTGTGCTGCTGACAAAGCAAGTTCGACTTTACCCATCTCTAGATGCATCTTCTTCCCTTTCGAACGCACGCTCTACCCTCCATCGTACCTCATCGAGCATCCAATCACAGGCTGCATCCCATATATCACTAGGAGTTGCCCTGCCATCTTCAGATGCTTTAAACATCCACCAATCATAAAA